GGATCAACATAAGGAGTTTTTTTCATTTGATTGATAGTCTTTTGCATAAACTGCTCAACCTCATTAGGTGGAATAGAACCTACATTAATATAGAACATTCTCTTTTCAGGTGCTCTCATTATACGATGTATTAACATCGCATCTTCCATTAAGTTTAATTGTTTGTATATTTTTCTAGCTGGCTCTAAATAAGAACGGCCGTAAGGAAGGTATGAAGTATCTGAAAGTAATCTAAAATGAGCTACTTCGTAGTTTTCTAGAACTATATCTTTTCTATTTGGATTTCTTCTATAGTTAGGATCTGCAGCTGCTGTAATTCCGTCTGGTTCTAATTGAAAATGAACCTCAGAAGGATTTTCAGGATCAGTCCCTTCATGTCTAATCATGTTATAGACAGTATAAGGTAACACGTTATATACTCCGAACTTCTCTGCTATCTCTAGCTTTAAGAAAAAGTCTCCATATTTAAGCATATTACGTGTCCATGACCATAAATTAAACTCAACGTTTAATACGTCATAGAATAAATTGTATAATACTCTTTGAATATTTTCATCTGATGATTTAATCGCTACTACTTCACCTTGATCGTTTTTGATTGTAGTTTCATCTGATATAATATCTAATGCTGAAGCTATAATAGGATCACTGTCCATTGCTTCGTAATCAGCATAAAGCTGAACTCTTAATGTTTGGTAATTAAGGTTAGGGTTATAAACGTTAGCATTGTTAGATGCATAAAGTCTACTAAATCTGTCAACTAAAGAATTAGTTGCTACTTTAGGTGATTTTTGAATTGAATTGGTATCTACAACTTTAAGCTGGTCTCCTCCAATATTACGTATAACTACGTCATTAGAAAAGAGTCTTGTTAGTCTACCAAATAAAGAAGTGTCCGCCATTTAAATGCAGTTTAATATAAATAGATCTATTTTAACAACCAAGTGATGTCTTCGTCTCCGTGGTTTGTCTTTATAATATAAGGATTTTCTCTCATATTACCAACATTTGTCATAACAGCGTTGTTTCGTGAATTTAAATTATTAAAAGAAGATAATTGAGCTCTAGCTAAATCCATACCTTGTTGTCTTAGTCTTAATGCAGTATCTCTAACATATAGAGCAGTAGCACAAGAAATAATAAGGTCGTCATTATAACGGTCTTGAGCTTGAGCTTTTCCGTTTTTCCATACAAAAACTCTCATTTCTGACATAAGTCTTTTAGATTGAATTGTGACTGAGTGGTCTCTAATATATTCTATCATCTTAGCTATAACTAAAGGTCTAGTTCTAACAGACATAGTAAAGCCTGGTACTAATTTATCTCTTTCAAATTTATTCATATAAGATTCTACAGACTCCATATTACTAGTAGAGCTGTAATACATATTTCTATATTCTCTTTCTAGTATCTGTTCTATAGTAGCCCATCCTATATTAGCATTTTCACATACTAATAATGCATCGTTATATTCTGATGCTATTCCTACTAGTACATTTCCAAATTCTTTGGGTGAAAGCTTACCTTTGTATTCAGCTACCTGGACTGCATTCTCTATATCAAAAATGTGAAATGCAGAGTAGTCTGTTGAATCTCCTCGAGCAACATCTGCTACTACCATGTAAGATTTAGAATAGTCTACTCCTTCCCATACCCATAAATTACCGTCTACACCTCTTCTTTCTAAAGGATCACGTTGATAAGTTTCTTCGTAGAATGCCATATCGTCTGTTTCAAAGACTGTATCTCCAGATGCTAAGAAATCACAATCACATTCTTGACCTGCCATTTTAGGACCTAGATCTTGATCTTGTATATCTCTCCAGCTTTGATCTCTTTCCGGATGAACTGACCAAGGAAGTCTAACAGGTATAAAACTATTTTCTCCAGTTTCTGCTTTTTCCCATGTTTGATGAAACCAGTTACCTATACCGTTAGGAGTAGATAGTGCCATACACTGTCCACCGGTAGCTAACGTTTGCTGTGCCGCTGTAAATGTATCATCTACGTTATCTATAAACGCTGCCTCATCCATTAAGAGTAACGATACAGCTTCCGATCTAGCAGCATCAGGTGATGATGATTTAGCTTGTACTTTAGATCCGTTTTTAAGCCTCAGTGATAGTTTATTTTTTTCTACAGCCGGTAATTTTAACCATTTAGGTAATTCATCATACATAAAGGTTACTTTAGTAACTAAGTTACGAGCAGTGGCCTGAGTTGTTGCTAATGCTAAGACGTTTTTATCTTTATGAAATAACATTAACCATAGGGAATATCCTGATGCTAGTGTTGAGATACCTAACTGTCTTGACTTAAGAGTAATAAGGTACTGGTGGTCTCTGAATAAATGTAATACTTTTTCTTGGAAAGGATAAAGGTTAAATAATATACGCCCTCTTGTAGGATGCTGTATATGGCAATACTTTCTCATAAAGTACGCCGGATCCTTTGCACACTTGATATACTCCTGTGCAATTATTTTTTTTATGTCTTGTGCCATAACTATTTAAGTTCGTTATAATCTATAGTTAGATTATTTGCTCGAGCTGTTGCTTTATTTTTAATAGAAATAGGTACTGTTCTTATTGTAATACCTCTTCCTGTATATCCGTCTGTTTTAGTAGCTTTAGAAGCATTTCTTTCAAACTGAATTATTGGTTGATCTCCATCTTCAAAATCACTTACTTTATCGTAAACTTTAGTTGCAATAATAGTTATAGTTTCATTATCAAGTTTGAAATCTTCATCGGTAAAAGTTCTCTGTACTACTGTGGAGTTATCAGAGCCAAAAGCCATGGATTCAAAATCTAAATCTGGAGCATTTATAACATGTACTCTTCCGTAGGGTAGGTCGTTCTTCGGGTTGACCATTTTAAGTAGTCTGGGATTTTCTTCATCCGTTACTAGCTTTAAGTCGTCCCTTTTCCCTTCATACGCATCTCCCATAATTTTATGGAATAAGTCTCCGTGTGATTTCATTGCTGAAGACCATCTAAATGAACCGTCTTTTTTAATCGAAATAGGAATGCTTTCAGATGATGCATGTAGCGTAATATCTGCTTTCTTGTTATCTCCTGTATCTCTTCCTACTCCGGATGCTGAAGTAACTCCTTTATAAGTAAGTGTTTTGTTCTGACCTTTTATTACTACGTTAACTTTTCCATGTATAGCTGCAAACTCTTTTACCTTTTGTACAACTATATCTTCGTTATCTAGTCCTGCATTTCCTACTGAAGTTTGAGCTTTATGTATAATCTCTATACCTTCAGGTGTTCTAAAACCTCCTGCACTTGAACCTGTTATAGCGTCTTTTTCGTACCCTAAAGTAGCTAGAGCAGAAAATACATCCTGTCTTGGCCTGTCAGTGTACACTATTATACGGTTCTTAGAATGAGCCATTATCTCTCCATCATCTAAATTAAGCTTACTAATTAGCTCTTTAGCGATTATCTGAGCTTGTGTAGTTAAGTAAGTAATTGGTTTCTTAGCTTCGTTTAAATTAAAACCAAATATAGATTCAAACAAAGCCATATCCTCTTGACTATTAATGTCAGGATATCCTTTAGTGGTCTTATACGACCATTCTAATATAGCTTTGTCTATAAGATTCATTATGCTTCAGGTTCTTCGGCTGGTTCTTCAAAGTCAATTTCTTCACCTCCTAAATCAGCTCCTTCTTCTCCACCAGCATCATCTGCTCCTAGATCTTCTCCTCCTTCTTCACCACCTTCGGCGCCTCCTTCTTCTCCAGGAAACTCTCCTCCGCCACCGCCACCGCCTCCGGTGTCAGTATCAGCAGGTTCACCATTTCCAGCTCCACTCATTGGTGCTTCTTTGTAAAGGATAGCTAATTTATCTAATGCTTGTTGATATTCTGCAATATTAGATAGTATGTATCTTTTACCTAGAATTTGAGCTTCGAATGTTTTACCGTTCCATTTTAAAATATAGTCTTGACCGTTCTTTAGATTAACTCTAAATGATGAAGGTCTAGGAGATATCCAATCAATAGATTCTACAAACTCTTTAAATTGTTCAGTCTGTAACTTTATAATAGCTGCTTTTACAGTTGGAAATTTGCCTAGTATTTTATCTGTAGCATCTTCTAGTACTGTTTCTTCTGGTGCAGTAGTATCTGGTGCTTCTTCTGGTGTTGGTTCTTCTTCATCTTCTACTTCATCTAGCATAGATTCATTTAGTACCTTTCCTTCTTCTAACTCTTTATTTATATCTTTGACGATAAAATTACCAATAGCATCTCCATTAGGAAAGCCCATCTTAGCTAGTATAGGAATTTCTTCTTTTACGTAATTTAAATCTACTGCTTCTCCTCCTACATCAACACCTACTTGGTATTCTTTTCCATTTGTAGTATCAACTAAAATATAGAACATTGTATCTGTAAATGACGATTGGTCTTGTACAAATATATCTATATTTTTAACTCTACCTAATTTTAAATCATGTGCCCTTTGTTCTATGATAAGAGAAGCGTGACTAACAAACATTTCATGTAGCTCTGCTATAGAAGCTTTATTTCTTATAAGAGCATACTGATCAGGTCTTTCTGTTCTTAGATACCTTTGTAGTTTTCTAAAGTTAGTTCTGATAAGTTCAAATAACTCTCTAGCAGCTTGATCTGTCCTGACATCTTTATCTCTCATTAAGACTTTAATATCTTGAACTATATCATGATAGTCGTTATACATTTTATCAAAAGAAGGTATAGGTATAACTTTATGACTTACTTGACCAGTTGTTTTATCCTCACCATCAAACTTCATATAACGAGTCATATCCTGAGTAAAGAAGTCTTGTGGGTGCAAAGGACCGTGGCGTTTTTCTATAGCTGCTTTAAAAGCTGCAGGCAGGTCTTTTGGTTTTACAGTATCTTCGTTTACCTGTCCAAAAGCTTCTAGTATAAACTTTTCTAAGTTATCCATTTTAAAATTTTTATTCTACTACACGTACAGTAGCAAGATTCTTTTTACCTTTACCAAAGTTGTCTTTTTCTGCTACTAATTTAGTTTTAAATCCTGATGGTTTACCTGTTGTAGTTGGAGTTAAATTTCTCATATATTATTATTTTTTTTTCTTTTTATACCCTTTATGCCAGTGTTCGTTAGTAGTTTTAATATCTAGTTCGTTTACCGGTATATCTAATACTGTGTTTCCGTTTTCAAATAAAACGTCATAATGAGTAACTACGTACTTATTACCTTCTTTTACTAAGGTATGTTTTTCTGGAATGGTGTTACCTGCTCCGTGTTCTTTATGAATTACTTTAGCAGCACAATCATGTTTGAATCCAGGACCAGCTTCATCTAATTCTTGACCTTTACCTATATTAGAAGCTTTTTTAATCTTTTCTTGTTCAAGCTTCTTTTTAACATCTGTAAGTTTTTTAAGATGAGGTACTACTGATTTATCTCCTGCTTTATATTTTTTAGCAAGTCTTTTCATAGTATGAACTGTAATATCATAAATATCGTCTACATTTCTACCTTCATCCATATCTTCATCCTCTTCTTCAGCAGTTCTTTCGATATCGCTAATAAGAGTCTCTAATGTTTTATCATAGCTATTTGAACTTGTACCAAAGCTGAATACATCATAAGCATCTCCAGCACTTAGTTCGTTAGGAAAATGCTGCTTTACTATTTGTCTGGCTTCATCTCCTAATTGAGCTGCTTGATCTAATATATTCTGTAGATCATAAATTGCTTCTCTTGCATCGCCGCTTAATCTTTCGTTTACATTATCTTTAGCCATAATGGTTACTCCACCTGACATATTAGGTGCTGCTTTAAATCCATTCTTTTTAGCTTTAGCTAACAAACGTTCTTTAACATCATCAGGTAAAGACATAGAAATGATAAACTTATTACCTTCTCTTGTATAAGGAATACCTCCTGCTACTTTATCAATACCTTTTGGTTCTTTAAATGTTAAATTTTCTAAAGCTAATTGATCTATAGCTGGTTGCTTTTCTTCTGAATCTAAATAATGATATGCTGCTGAGATGTAATCTCTAGCTAATACTAGCTTCTTTTGCCACCAATGTGGAAAATCTACTTCTCCATCATGTTGGTCATATCTCTGTAATTTCTTAACTAGCTTAGCTGCATACTCTGCAGTCTCCATAGCTGAAGCTCCTAACATATTAGGTTCGTCGTCTTGGTGACCTATATCTGTATCTTCATCTTGTCTTGGATCATCATGCCATCCAGCTTCATAATCAGCATCGTTTTTAGCATCTTCTTCTTCATCTTCTCTCATAGGAGATCCAGCATGCTTATTTGCTAACTCTTCAGGTGATAACTCTTCATCATCTCCATCTTGATTTCCGTCTACTTCAGACTTTTCATCCATAGGTATATTAGTATCTAGAATATGTACTCCGTCTCCTTCTAAGTCGTCTATTACTCCGGCATCGAAATCTTCTTTTTTAAAGTACATAAATATACCGTCTGGATCATCGTTTAATTCATAATTTATACCATGTAAATCATTAAAGATGACTTGTGCTTTATTTTGAGATGCAGCATCTTTAGGTATCTTTATATAGTACATACCTTCTGGAGCTTCTGATACTTCTCCTTCTGTGTTGATAGCTTTATCTAATGCTTTCTTTTGATCTTGATGAGCCTTTACTGAGTTAGTGAGTGCTTTTGAAAGCTTCTTTAATTCAGGTTTATCTTTTTCGTCTACTTTTTCATTCATAGATTTAAAATGCTTTTGCAGTTCATTTGCAACTACGTCAACATTCACTATTGCCTCTCCTGAAGGTTTAACACCAACGTCTGTAAGTTCTTTATCAAAAGAGAAATCAGTTAAATGTAAAGTATCGTCTGTAATATAAAAAGAAAAAGAATCTTCAGGACCCTCTCCTTTATAGTTAACTTGAATATCAAAAGAATTTTCTTCTATATTCTTAGCTTTCATAGATTTAACAGCATCTCCTAAAGACTTTAAACTTATAGCTACTGCTTTACCTACCTTTTTTGCAATGGCTTTTGTTTCATCTACTGAAAATTTAACTCCTTCTTGTTCTTTAATGTCTTTACCTTGAGCAGTCTTTATACTTTTAACGTCTGAGTTGTCTTTATATTTTTTAAGCTCATCTTCTTTTTCATATTCAACAGGTTGTCCGTTTATGAAAGCAGTCTTTTCTGCTTCTTTAAGAAGTTTAACATATGATTCTCGAAGAAGTTCTAGCTTAGCTGTTTGATTTTTGGCTTCTGTAGAATTTGTATTACCGTTTTTTATTTTTTCTAGAGTGAGTTCACATTTAGATAAACGGTCCTTTATTTCTTGGTAGGTCATTTGCAAATTGTTTAAAATACGTATATAAATAAATAGTCGACTGTTTGTTATACCGTTTTAGGTCTATAATCGTCTAAATTAAATTTTGTTCCTATCATATGGTCAATAGAGGCATCTGAATCATTTGACCATACTAACACTTCAGGGTCGTCATATAAGAAGTCGCAGTTCTTACAGTACTCAATGTCATCGAATCTACCTTCCTCATGTGCAGACCTGAGCTCTTTATACTCTTTACTGAAATATATTTCTTCTATTGACTGATTAGAAAAATGTCCGAGAACACTTTTTGCTTCATTAGGCGGTCCCATAGTTTGGCAGCATGGTGTTACTGCTGCTCTTTCTCCATTATTTCCTCCGGAACGTATTGTAAGTTCAGGTGCAAATGGTCTACCACAAGATTTTCTATTAGCAGGATTTCTCCTATAATCAGGATCCCAATTCCCAGACCAGTTATGAAGTTTCCATATAAACGCTGTTATATTCAACTCATCAATAAAATTTTTCTTATACAAATTCACTTCGTTTTCAGTATGATTATTATCTAATATAAGATGATAACTTGTAACTTTGCACTTACTTCCTGTTTTTTTTATATATTCCTGAGTTTCTTTAATGTTTTCCTTTATGAATTCAAAATTATCAACGTTCATCCATTGATTATATGATTTAGCATCGTAACCTATTACACTTACTCTCAAGTAAGTTAATCCTGCATCTATCATATTATTCATAAACTCGCCGTTTATTCTACTACCGTTAGTACATATATAAGACTCAAGTCCTCTATCGGTACACGCTTGTATATATCTAGGTAAATCTTTAGCTAAGGTAGCTTCTCCGGAGCCCTCTAGATTAATAATAGGTTTACCAGGTAGTTGATCTAATATAGATTCAAAGAGATCAAAAGGCATTTTGCGTACCCATTCTTTTCCTCGTCCTGTAGTTTGAGGACACATCTTACAGGTATAGTTGCAACCCCCAAAGATTTCTATAACAGCTCTTTCTAACGCAGGAATAGTGTTCATAATATAGTTTTATGTCTGTAAGGTTTCGTGTCTGGTTCTTCAAATAAATGATAATGAGCCTCATGTAGGTAAGGAATATACTCATTCTTTTTTAAGAAGTGTGTATATTCAGGATATCCTATTTCATATTCATCATCATACTGTATAATTTTGTCATCCTCATTATAATGTTCATAAGATTTATATCCGTAAGCATTAAGGTATTGAGTAAAATTTTCTATTTTTACAGGCTTTACATTGAATATTCTTTCTAATTTTTTTAATTCATCTGAATGTATATTGTAGTACACAATGTCCAACATAATATCTCTCTTTTGAGATCTCCATAAGTATTCTGTACAGCGTAATCTAGCTGTACCAGGATGTATTATTGGAAATAGGCCTGGTGATGTTCTTAAGTCAAAAAACAATAACGGGTGTATGTATTTATCTCTATCCTTAAAAAACTCTGTGTATCTCCGTATATAAGCATATGTTTTTACCCAATCGAAAAAACGTTTTTCATCATCATTAAAATTATCATACTCTATCTCTCTTTGGAATTCCATTTTTTCATACCCCATATGATAAATGTGAGCCGCTCTAATCATTTTCTCAAGTAACTTTTTACTATGAGATTTACCGATTTTATTTGCTACCTCTATTCCATGGAAAAAATTCTGAGGAAAATTTAAAATACTATAAGCATAAGTGAGTAAACTAGTAGGAACGTCTTTAAAAAAATATAATTCATATTTTTTAGGTATTGAATTATAGTAATGTTTAATACCATCCTCCATTCTAGTATAATTACTTACCCTAGTTCTAATTTTTTTATTAGGCATTATTATCTAAATATTCTTCTTTAAGAAGAGTTGTTAAGTTTTTATTCTCTATAATAAATATTTTTATATTATGCCAATCTTCAGCTAATTTTAATAGTCTAGATCTTTCGAAAGTCTCTGTTCCTGTGTACCTTTTAAGTAGTTGGGCGATAATCACTCCTGCGTCATCAACAGGAAAATCCACCATACAGGGTAACATGAAACAATGTAATTTTAATTCAGACTCTAAATCTTTTAAATTTTCTATAGGATCAGTTGGTATTAGTATATCTTTAAAAGTTCTATATTTTAAATCTTCAGATAACTCTTCCACTAATACTTTATTTGATTGAGGGGTATGTACACCATCTAAGAACCTAGCTGTTTTATTTGTACGGTTTTCCAGATCTATGTGGTAATAATTAAAACAAGTTATACCGTTATCTCTTAACATTTTTACCATTTTTTGGACGGTAAAAGAAAGAGGTAGAGTTGTTATAATTAATTCTAAATCTTCTGAGGTATCTCTTAATGCTTTTCTAATTTCTATAAATACTTTTAATGTAAATTGATAATCTTTTTCTGTATATTCGCTAGGTAGGTATATAGCTTCTTCTTTATAATCAGTAGAAGTATACTCTCCTTTATGCACAATTAAATTATTTTCAAGTACATATTTAGGACTTCCTTCTATCCATGGAACTTTTCCAACACTTACTTTAATTGCATCGTCTCTGTAAATAAAAAATACTTTACCTTTTTTATTCTTAAATTCTTCTTTAAACCTATCAGAAGATATTTCAAGAAGCATATGGGTAGGCCCGTGACCAAGAAAACCATAATTAAATCCTTTGAATTCGATATTGTTTTTTTCAAAAAGAGAAGGTAAAGTTTCCTCATCATTTAACCCTTCACCGAACGCCATTGCATCGCCAAAAAATAATGCTACTTTGTCCTTTAAAAGACTATTAGTACTAGTAGTACTTCTTCTACCCATATCATCGAAAGAATAAGAGCATTCATAGAGAGTTTTACCGGGATTAAGTATAGTATTATCTCCTTTAATTTTTTTAATTTTAGGATTAGTATTAGGGGTACCGAAAGTTATTTCTCCTGGTGTCTTTCTTGCTATCCAAGTATTTGCAGGATCACCTACATCTAAAAATACATTATTAGTTTCAATAAAATTTTTAGTATCTAAATCTAATTCAATTATTTCTTTCATCTACCCAGATAACATTTTTAAATTTTTCAGGTGAAAGACCGAAATAATCAGTACGCCATTTCGTTTGTTCGAAAAAGTCTAAATATAACCACTGGTCTTTTTTCTTCCATAAACTAATTGCAACATCGTCCCAATCTTGATTTGTGACAAATGTCTCTATTTCTTCTTTTTTCTCCAAAACTAAATCGTAGTCAAATGCATCCCATTCGTAATGAAATACCTCAAAAACTGCATCTTCTGATACATAATCAATAGATACATCGATACCCCATTTAGGTTTCATTTTAACTAGTTTATACAACATGGGATTAGTTTCGGCTATAGCTTCTAATTGATCTAAAGCACAAGATCTAAATCCTTTTCTTTCAAATAAGTCACAATGGTTAAAATGTGCTCCTGATCTTTTATTCCATACAATCCAATCATGTCTTATACAGTCTTCATGTCTACGTTGTACAGGTTCATATCCATTACGGACTAAAAAAGCTTGTTCAGCTTTTGTAAGATGATAACCATTTTGATCGAATAAATCTACGCAATAAGGATCTTTAAGAGTATTAATATCCTCTGTAGCATCTAAAAAGAATGCTTCTCTACGTAACTTATTACCTGTTAAAACCATTTACTTTTTTTTACCGCTCTTCATATTAGCACACCAATGATACATCTTAGCTTTTTCACCTGATGCATTCTTAGCCTTTCTACGAAGGTCAGTAACTGAGCCATTACAGCTAGCACCTGACTTTTTAACACGACCTGGTTTTGACTTACCTTTCTTCTTTCCATCTTTGAAGTTTTCGGCAGCAATAATTTCACCAATCATCTGTGCTAACGTCAGTCTTGTCATTACTTATCTTTATTAATCTTCTTACCTGCTTTAACTGCATCTTTATGTGCATTAGAATTTTTATGAGCAGGTTTAGCACCTCTAGCTTTTTTAGCTCTAATGTTAGCCCAAAGTCCTGGTTTTTCTTCTTGTAGTTCTTTAAGGGCTTGTCTAAAATTTTTCATATGCTTAAATTTTATCTGAGTGCATCATTAGCATTCTTATAATGATACCTGCTATTATACCAAATATAATCCAAAGAGCTCTATTCACTCCTGCTTTCCAACTTTGGAGCTCATTAAGACTACTTACATTATCAGCATAGAGTTCAGCTCTAGATTCATGATATATTCTGCTTTCGGTATTTTTATTGGTATTTACTATAACACCATTGTCAGGGTTAAGTAATGTTTTTTTCAAATCAGAAACGTCTTCTTTCATTTTCTGAAAGTCATTAGCCATCTGTTTCAACTCGCCATTCGGCATGTGTGTCTTCACATGTCTTATTTCTGCTAAAACTGATTCTAGTACTTCTTTTTGAGTCATTTTGTAAAATGTTTATCTATTATAGATAAATATTGCTGTAATCCTTTTAGTAGTTTATCTTTTTGTGCTTTAGAATTACTATTCCAGTCTTCAACATCTCCTTGCTCTGTTACGTAAGAAGGAGCGTATTCAAGAAAGTTAGTAACATAAGCTTTTAAATCATTAACAAAAGAATTAGCATTACCTTTCATCATATTTTGTTCATACTTTTCGTATAACCCTGCTTTCCTCAACTGTGCTTCATAATCTACAGTACAATCGAAACAAAAGCCATGTATCTTAAACATCTTTTTTGCAAGATGATGTTTCATAGAACCTCCACATTTTGGACATGCCAATGGAATTCTTACTGCTTTTTTTGCATCATCTAATTTAGTAATGTTCTGCTTTACATTGTTTTTGATAGTCCATGTTTTACCTCCTTCTTCCCATATATCACCCTCTGTATGTCTTTTAAAAGCTTTCTGATATCCGGTTAAGGATTGAGTTTTAGCAGTATAGTTTTTATTAACTATATTTCTAACTCTCTGTACATCTTTTTCTTTAAATTCTTTCTTAAGGTAAGAATCACTCATAACCAAGTTCTTTTAATTTTTCTATAACATGGTTAACGTCTCCGTCTTTACATCTAATAGCTATACCGCCTTTAGATGCCCATTCGTTTATGTTTGACTTTTTATCGTCTATTAATATACTATTTTCATTTGCATATCTCTGCTTATCTTTAGAGTATGCCATTATTACTTTCGGTTTAGGGTTAAGATTATTCTTAGCCCATAACTGTTTTCCTAATCTAGAGTTATTATGTCTAGAAGGAGAAGTTAATAAATCTGGTTGGTAAGGTGATATAAAGTTCCATAACTCTTTGCCTTGAGGCATCCAGTCCATTCCTACCCAAAATCTAACTCCAATTTTATTATCTATAAGTTCCCAAAATGCAGGAGTACCTTTTTCTTTTTCATATTCTTGAGGATGCATTCCACTAAAGTGTTCAAACCTCTTTTCAAAGTCAGTTAATACACCGTCCATATCACAGTATATCTTATACTTTGGTTTTTCTTTTACTTCTGGAAGCGGATATGCTTCTAATAAATCTACTAATTTTTCCATAACCTTTATAATTTTTGTTTAATGCCTAATGCTGGTAGTCTTAGTGCCCATACTTTTTTTACGTCTTCAACATCTTTTTTAGTAAGGTACGGCTCACCGTCCTCACCAAACTGTTCTGTATATTGATATAAGTATTGATCTACTACGTCAACGAAAGGTCTTTTTTGTTTTTTAGCTGATAAATATAATCCTTGTATATTAGCATCTATTTCTGATGGTAAAGTTAAGTATGATACTCCATTTGCTATAATACCTTTTTCAATCATACTGCGAAATAAAGTTTCTTCTTCAGTGCCAAACTCTCCATCAAACTGAGAGTCTTTATCGAAAAATTTATTTCTTTCGTTACCTCCAGACTGAGTTAGATGTTCTATCTCATGTCTTAGTACGTCTGATATCTGTCCTGATAGTTCTTCAAAATCATTAGGAAAGTTATAAGGGTCTAAAACGAACTCTAATTCTATCTTAGGAGTTTCAAATTCATTATCATCTCCAAAGCCTCCTTTATATGCACCACCGTCCCTCATTATAGAGTCGGATCCTTTTGCAAATATAGCTTTCATCTCAAAGTCGAATTCAAGATCAGTATCCTTTTGGAAGTTTTTATCTACTTCTTCTGGGATACTTAAAAGATATATAGGGTAAGACTTTTCTATTTCTTTCTTCATACCAATTCTAGCCTTTTCAGACTTTGGATCTCCGAAATGTCCTTCCTTAAAGTGGTTAATTTTTTTCTTTAATGCATTTTTTACTGCATCGATACTCTTGTTAGTTAAGTACGTAACTATAGAATCATACTTCCCTTCTGCCATAACCTTTTTTTCTTTTTTTTTATAACTGTCTTCCCAATTGCGGAAAGTAATATTACCCGTTAAATAAGCTTCTTTCTCTATCTCTAATAAATGATCGTCCTCGTTTGTATTAGTTGTACCTATTTGACCTAATCTACCTTCTAGGTTTTGCATATGATGTACCATCTCATGAGTAAACGATCTCACTATATCTTTAGGATGTCTGCCTTCAGTATAAAGTACTACTTCTTTTTCATTAGGATCGTAATATGCAGTCCTACCAAAAAAGTCAGAAGCATTAGCCTCATCTTTAACTGTTTTTATTTCTGGTAGAGGTGTAATTTTCATACCCTCATCTAGCATGTATTCTAATATTGAAGCTATATACTTAGTATATGATGGGATTTCTTTTTTATTAGTATCTTTCCAGTCCTTATAGTTCTTTTCAGATTTATCTTGAGCTGATTCAAACATAGCTTCAAAAAGATCTTCCATCTTTTGATTCATTATTTCAGATATAATGTTATCTTTTAGCATCTTAAGTATAGATAGTAGTTCTTCTCTTTTTAATTGTTTAGGAAAAAAGTCTCTTATATCATCTAAACTACCGTCTAAAGCAGCTTTACGGAGATCACTTGCTCTAACGTTATTACCTTTCGCTGCAGGTATAACTAAACCTTGAACATGTGAAGTATTGGTAAAGGTTGTTATTCTTCTTAGATCAATTAAATCATCTTCACTTCTTATTCCTGTAATAGCATAAAAGTCTTTATCGGTATTTGCTTTTGCATATTCCTTAGCAGCAAACATAGGATTCTTTTCACCGTCTAGTATCTCTAAACCAGGTAAGTACTTAGCATATATTTTCCATATAGCTATTGATTCGTTCTTTGTAATACCGTTTCTTTCTCCTCCTCCAGGAAATACTAAAACTTTATCTATTTTATCTACTATACTTTTCTTTCCTGTAAGAGAAGATGTACCAGCATCTTTATAATTGTCTTTTGTATATACCTGACCACCATGAGTGCCGTTAAGTAAACTCTTAACGACTTCAAAATGACCTCTATGAGGTGGTTTAAATGCTCCTGGGTATAATGCTATCATAGAAACGCTTGTACTTTTTGATCTATTTCTTGAGGTGATGAATGTTGTAATAAGTCTTGAAACTTAGGACTGTATATCATGTCAGCAATACTGTTTAGTACCGCATCATTTCTTTCGTCTGAACTTGCTTTACTTTGTCTATATTTTTTGACAGCATCTTTAAGTTTATCTTCTCCAGGACCAGCACCAATCTTCTGATAAGATTTTAAGAAAGCATTTTTAAGAGCTTTGTCTTCTGATCTATTATCTTTATCCCAATCTACGTTAACAACAGCTTTGTTAAACTCTTGTTCTTCTTCTTGAGACATTTCTACTGGTTTAAAGAAAGAGCTTTTACCGGCACCTGATTTATCGTTGTAAGCTTTTAAGTAATCCTTTATACCGGTTACTCCGTTTTTAGCAGCAGTATTAAATGCTTCTATTTCTTTTTTAAACTCTCCTCCTCTATCGTTTACAAATATAGAAAAATTACCTTTAAGTTTTCTTCTGAAGTCTTCTATTTTTTGATAAGCATTTCTCCAAGTAGTAAATACAGATGAAGCAGGTATATTTCTACCTCTTTGAAAGTTAGATATATAAGATATCATAGGATGAGTATAAACCATTACCATATATACGTCATACCCGACTTTAAGAAGCTTATTTAAGTTCTCATCGAACTTAGCTCCTGAAGCTGTAGTATCCCATACTAGGCTAGTTTTGTTTTCTGCCGCTGCTAGTACGTCCTTCTCCACCTGTCGACTGGCTGCCCCGAGATTGTTGAAGTACGGGTGATCCTTGTCCTCGACGTATTTGTCTGGGTTGAGCTGCTCTAGGCTGCCTAGATCTAGTTGGTTGAGAAGGTACGATTTCCCTGCTCCAGCTCCTCCCGCCATTATTACGGCTTTGGGGTTGTTGCGGTCTTCTAGGATTATTTGTGTTAGTTTCATTTCTTCTTCCTATGTTTATTCTTACTCTATCTTCTTTTGGTTTTGGTATAACTCTTGGAGTCGCTCCTGGTCTTGGTCTTCCTTGCGGTTTAATCTTCGGTCTAATAGGTGTACTATAAATATTGTAATTATAATTCCAATTGCTGTAAGGTTGTTGAAACCAATAATAGTTCCACCTCCAATTATAGTCGTACTGCCAGTTGTTCCAGTACCAATTGTTATTGTAGTTAAATCTTGTATAGTTATCATACCTTTCTCTAATAAAATCTTTATAAGGAACCGAGACCGTGTCTCCAGCTTGAGTAACAGCTAGTATGCTTTGAATCCTAGAACCTTTATTTTTTGTTTGAAGCGTATAGCTTCCACAACTATATAAAGATAGTAAAATTAATGCATATATCCAACTTTTTCTCATAGTTTTAATGTCGTAGGGTAACTATTATAAATAGGTTCAGTATTAGGGTTCTCTAATGAATAGAGCTTGTAGATCATTTTAAA